TTCGCATAACTTTACCTCAGGTTGATATTGATGATGTTGAGTTCTTAAGTGTAAAACAAGCAGCAGAGGCAAAGAAACAAATTAATGCTTTAATTCGTTCTGGTAGTGAACTTAACCTTCGCAATCTAACTGAGATTCTTGTTTGCCATAATCTTGCATATCTATATCTCTCAATGATAGGAATCAAAGAGGACTTGATGGACTCAATGATAGTCACTGATAGTCCAGTAGCATACATTAATGGTGAGAAGATTGTTGGGGAAGGTTTCGTCCTTAAGAATAGTAGCATCATTATGAAGTTAGTGAACCGATCAGTTTTTGCTTTTGCTAACTTCAATACTGCAAAGAACTGGGTATAAATCTCTGGGCCCCTGAAAGTGTCCCTATAGTATGACCACTCACTCAAACCAAACCAAAATGACATCCACAACTCAAACAGTTCAGGAATTCTTCACAGAAACCGAATGGGACATGATTTACAATTTCATCGGAAATGCTCTGGATAATGATGATTATGAGTGCGAAGATGTTTATGCGATTCGTGCTAAAATTCACAATCTCTTTCTTGTAAAATGAACACTCCAAACTGGAAACATAACTCTGGAAAGAGTAAACGAACAAAGGGTATGTGTAAGGGTCAGATTGTAGCACGTAAACAAGCACTTAAATCACTCAAACTGAAACTTTCCAAATGACTGCCACCTTTGCTGATTACGTTGCCGAGCAGGATGCTTGCAACACAATTCAACTGAATGTAGTTAAGTATTGCTACATGCTGATTGATGCTCTCAAAGATAACTTTCGTGAGTATTCTATTCGTGGGCATCAACACTCTATAAATCGTGGTGATAATTTAGAGTATCACTTAAATGCCCAAAAAGATCTTGAGGCAGGTATTTGCCCGATTGATTATCAGATTGAGAGTGGTAGAAAGTATCACAAAATCATGTTTGTTGATGGTGGTGGTCATCACAGTGTTCACTGTTTTGTTGATAAGCAGACTGGTGAAGTTTACAAGTCTGCATCTTACAAAGCACCAGCAAAAGGTGTTAGATTCGACCTGCGATTAATTAAAGATCGTGAATACTTATTTGCAAATGCTGACTGGTCGGGAGGATATTTATATGCTCGTTGATAATAGTCTCTGGGCCCCTGAAAGTGTCTCTATAGTGTACAACCTACTATTCTGATTATGAACTCCTTCAAGCACTCTGTATCTGGTGATTATGTTGCAGCATTTGATACTGCTGCAACCTTAATCATTAGTGCTAAAATTAAAAATGGAGATAAGTATATAATCCTTCACGATTTATATGTTACTCTTGGTGCAGAAACAAAAGCAGAACAAACCTCTGTGAGAATGGCAGTTAGAAAGGCAAAAGCATCTGGAGTTTTAACAAAAACTCAAACACTTGGAGTTTATGCAGTAAAATGACTATTATCTCTTTCACTAACACAAACCATTCCTTCCTCAAATGAACAAACAAACCTGCATTGATGAACTGACAGCAACATTTAAGGATCGTCTTGAGTATTTAATTTGCACAGAGGATTACGACAGTGCCAGTGCAATTCATTCTGAATTTGTTGTCGGTGGAATTGAACCTGAAGATGGTGAATATATCTGGTTATTTGTTCCTAACCTTGTTTGTTAATGACACACTCAAACCTCTCAAAGATCAAACCAAAACTAAGAACAACTGGTCAGGTCTCAGGTAACTTTGGAAGACCTAAGTCCAAGGCAGGATCAACACTTAATGACCTTGGTGGTAGTGGTAACATAGGAGCATCACAAGACGAATATCTCAGTCGTCTTTATAGTGCCTTTGATAGTACCACAAACAAACAACTTCGTCAGTTTGCATTTATTGAAATCCGCAAGATTTTGATACAAAGAAACTTATGGGAAGACTAAAGTGATTATCTCTGGGCCCCTGAAAGTGTCCTTATAGTATGAAGACAAACTCAAACCAACCCAAAATGAAAAAAACTCACCGCTTTGTTTGTATGACTGAGGCAGTAGACTTTCTTACTGCTGAGTTTAACTGGACTCGCCAGGAATCTACACATTTTGTGTGGGATAATCAATTCACAATGGGCACAGATCGTGCGATCTGGTTAACAGTTCCAAACAAATAGTACCAATGATTGAAAATCGTGCTCGTATTCTTTCTAGTTTTATTATATGTTTTGCCTACATCATTACAATGTACCACGACACAACTTTAGGATGCCGATTATATCTGGTGGGCAATTCTCTTGCCATTCCTTATATGATTCGCCATAAGTGTTGGGATATTGTTGCTCTTTTATCTTTTCTAATTGTTGCTGGTTTACCAAAGGTTTTCTCATGAAGTACGAAGTTAAGTTGTACATTGGTGGAAAAGTATTCACCGAGGAAGTACAAGCAAATAACAATCAAGACGCAAAAGTTACTGCCCTTGCACGTAACCCAACTGCTAAAGTCATAGGAGTTAATGTATCATTTAAGTAAAGTAACTATCTCTGGGCCCCTGAAAGTGTCCTTATAGTATGACCACTCACTCAAACCAAATGCAACTTTCAATCCGCTGTACTTCTGCCCCTTGGGAGAATGAAACCACTGATATAGATCGTGCCATTGATATTGCATATTCTCTCTCTGAAGAATACTCTTGCGATGTTCACTTAGTATACACTTCAACTGGAACTATTCATTCTGTTGTTTCTAACTACTAATCAAACAAAATGACATCAACTGTATTTGTTAAGTTCTCTTATGAGAATAGAGTTTCAGAAGAGATTCCGATTCATGTTGAGTTAGATTTAACAAAGAACTCTAACAGAAAAAAGTTAATCAATCGACTGTTAAAATCTAATCCAAACATCACTGAAGTCTCACTTTCTCAAACAAAATGATTATCAAAGGTAACAATCCTGCACCCTTTAAGGTCAACAAAGGAATGAAAGGTTACAATGTTTGGGTATATAAAAACAGCACAATACCCTCTGATGGTATCATTCGCCATCACTACAAATCATTAACAATCAAAGGTAAGTTCTTCTCCCGTAAGGATGCAACTGAAGTCGCATGGGATTATATTGAGAATCATTCTTATGCAGAATTATGATACAATAGAATCATCTAAAGTATCATTTAAGCAAAGTGATAAGTTCTGGGCCCCTGAAAGTGTCCCTATAGTGTAGACACCAAACCTAAACCCAACCAAAATGAGAAAAATCGAATCCCTGATGAATGATGCAATCAGCAACAACACTAACTTCAAATCTGCTAATACTGAAGTTCAAACAATAGATGGAGTTTCTTATGTTTACCTTCATGGCAATAAGATTGCTGAGGTAGGTAACTCATTCATTCGTTTGTTTGATGGTGGGTATCAATCCACTACTACCAAGTCACGCATCAATGCAATACTTTCCGCACACGGATTACCTGGTGAGAGAGTATTTGCAAAGAACTATACTTGGTTCGTAAATCTCATGACCTCTGGAGGACTTGCACCTGTTCCTTTCTTCTCATCGATGCGACTTGCATGAGTTTAAGTAAAACATCTTACCACACACTTATCAAACACAAAATGACATTTCAACAAGCACTTCTTTCAGCAAATTATGTTTTAGACGAGAACAATTTTGACCTTGGTTGTTATGTAAAAATGGATCTAAATGGTAACATTCACATCTATCAGGTAGGTGAGAATGAAGGAGAATGGAATTATGTTAAGATGACCGAAGAGTTTGATGTATTAACTGAGGTTACTTTTAACCCAGACAAACAACCAGTGACTCTTTAAGTTATTATGAACCTCACACACAAAGTAAGAAGTTGGACAGTAACTCTACCAGTTGAGTTAGATGAAGAAAAAAAGTGGTGGAGAAGAAAACCAGGTAAACCAAGAAAGATGGGTGACCCATTATTACCACCAGAAGGTAAGATACCAAATAGAAATAGTAATGAACGAATGTTGCAAGGTTACTATCTAATGAAAAAGAAAGGTTTACAAGTTGATGCTCTCGAATCCCTAATCAATCAAATCAAATGACACTTGACACACTGCACAATGTTTCACTTACCGAGAATGAGATATCAGTAATTCTCTATTACTTGGAAGAGGTTGCTAATAGGTCAAGAGAAGAGTATGACCCTGAGATTGATACTATCTTTGACAAGTTACAATCAGTAGGTTATACTTACAGTTAGTATCAGTTAGTATTACATAGAGGAAGGAGTTAGCCTCATCTTTTCAAATAAAGTCACTCTGTAAAGTATAGATAATTTTCTAAATGTGGATGGGTTGGTTAATAAGAGGAGACTGGTAATCTCCTCTCTTTTTTTATGTGTTTTGATGTATTATTGACTTAAAATCAATCGAAATCATTTTTTAATGTATTAATTAATATAAAACAGTTATTGATATCATTCTCAATAAGTTTGATTAATGAGAATCAATAGGTGATACTATTGAGAATATTGATGATACTTATACCTTATTAAATGCTCTGAAGACCTGATACTTATACCTTATTAAATGCTCTGAAGACCTGATACTTATACCTTATTAAATGCTCGAAAGTCTTGTTATCTTAGCGAGCATTCTATCACAAACTCCCAGAAATGTCAACCCCCCGAATATTTTCCCACACCAGGATTACAAAATCTCACAAATACTCTGAAAAACACACTAATACCTTATAAATACCCCCAAGGTACTTGACAATGAACGACAGGTATCTTATACTGTACACATACATCAATGGAGCACTATTATGTCGGTTGCGTATTCCCAAGCACAGAAGCAAAAGTATAGAGTGACACTGGAACTTGATGTTCTGAATGACTTTGACCCACACAATATGGACTGGGCGAAAGTATTTAAGTTAGAACCAGCAGAACACTGTGAGGCATATGTAGAGGACTTAAGTACTCCCGACAGTTGGTAGTTTGTATAAATAGAAACATAGAATTACAGTTCAAACCTAACACTTAGTTCTTATACAGTTCTTTCCCATAGAAGCACAACAGACGGCTTGTCCGGTGAGATAAGACTTCTAACAGTGGATATAAAGAACTCCCTGTATTTTAAGTGTTAGGTGTATACTTAAGTTCTATATCTTTGTTATAAAAAGAGGGAGTTAGAAAGCGGTCTCCGGCGCAATAAAATCGTCAAGTTTAACCACTTGGAAATATATTAGGGGTGAACAATCGAATATCAACAAACAGAATAAAATCAACGCATTCCGATGTTAGTTTCTTGTGTCTTCAGAAACTATCAGATATCGGGAGATTTTTTAGTATCTATAGATACTTAGAGTTTCTTACATGTTATGGGCCCCTGAAAGTGTCCTTATAGTATGAACACAACCCAAACCAAGATGACCTCTGCAACCTACCAACTCAATGCCCTTGATATCTCTTATAATGGTTGGAACAACTATGAGACCTGGAACATTGCATTGTGGATAAACAATGATGAGAGTTTGTATCACTTAGCACAGGATTGTGGTGATTATGAAACTCTCGTAAAGTGTCTCTATGATGAGTATGGAGTGACTGAAACAAAGGACGGAGTTAAGTTCAATTCTCCTAAGGTGAATGTGGTACAACTTAACTCTGATGTGTTCGACTTCTAAGTAACAATCAAGAGGAATGAGATGCGCCTCTATAAAGACACTCACTACTCAAACAGTTAACTCAACTTTCTTTTGTTATTATGTCTAAGTCTGTGATTCTTTCTTTGTTGGCTCAAGGTAACACTGCCACCGAAATCTTGACGATTCTTGATATGCTTGTGGAGAGCATTGTTGAGGAGAATATTGATAATTGTGCTGAGGTGTTTGCAATCTGATAGTTAGCAACTGTGTGCCCCTAGGTCGTTAGACAGAGCATGAGCAATGTGTTGACACCGTGGGGCAGCAGTGTTATACTTAGTGATGGGAGCAGTGTTTATGGGGCGTTGGTTGGGCGTTGATGGCGGCGTTGCGTATATAAAAACCCTCCACTACCCTAACCTACACTGTATGTCTTTTTCGATCTATGTATCACTCTCATATAAAAAATTCTCCCAGAAATGAGAACGCATAAAACCAATTTCAGAAGAAGATCGCCCTACTGGAACTTCTTTAGAGTAGTTCTTGCAGGATTGGTGATTAGGTATCCAAAACAAACAGTCTTTATACCTCTTGGATTTTTATTAGTTCTCATATATAATGCTGTTGTGAAATAAATCATGACAAAAAAATTCTCCCAGTAAAAATAATGTATAATACCGAAAAAATATATCACATATATGCAAAGGATAAATGTTTATTTCACTCAATTAAAGAAGAAGAATTTCATACTACATGGAACACTATAAAAGGTATGGTTGGTATTATCAAAACTGACTATAGTATTCAAGATTTATCATACGAAGAACTTTCTTTAAATAAAGAAACCATTCTAAGTTCTTCACATTAATTTTCCATATTGACAATACCTATATAAACTGTTAAAATTGAAATGAAGGTTGATTAAATTTTTATGGCAAAAGGATTCACTGTAAAAGCATCAGCACCAAAGGCATCAGCACCAAAAGAAGATTGGGACTATGATGCAATTAAAGAAAGAATGAAAGGAAAGAGCATTGTATTCTGTCTTCCAGGTAGAGGATGTTCTTTTATATTTCTCAAGGCATTTGTACAACTTTGTTTTGATATTGTACAAAATGGAATGAGTATTCAAATCTCACAAGATTACTCATCAATGGTAAACTTTGCACGTTGTAAATGTTTAGGTGCAAATGTATTACGAGGTCCTAAGCAACTTCCTTGGGATGGAAAACTACAATATGATTATCAACTATGGATTGACTCGGATATTGTCTTTGACACTAACAAGTTTTGGCAACTTTGTGATATGGCACTCAATGCTGAAGGTGAAGAAAAAGAAATCGTCGGTGGATGGTATGCCACAGAAGATGGACACACAACATCTGTCGCACATTGGTTAGAAGAAGATGACTTCCGCAAGAATGGTGGAGTCATGAATCATGAAACTGTTGATAGTATCTCAAAGCGTCGTAAGCCCTTTACTGTTGATTATACAGGATTTGGTTGGGTACTGATTAAGAAAGGTGTATTTGAAAATCTAGAATACCCTTGGTTTGCACCTAAGATGCAAGTCTTTGAATCTGGTGCAGTTCAAGACATGTGTGGCGAGGATGTCTCATTCTGTCTTGATGCAATTGAAAAGGGATTTGAAATCTGGTGCGATCCTCGCATTCGTGTCGGACATGAAAAGACTCGTATAATCTGATGAAAGAAAAACTTTATAATTTACTTTATAAAGGACGTATCATACACAAAAATCTCACTGCAGAAGACTGTGGTGAGATTCTTCAAGACCTCTCCGAACAGTTTTATGCAGGAGAAGATATTGACCCAGAACTTATTGAACTTGAGGATGTTTAAATGGCAGCAAATAAAAAATCACTGAGTGGATCAGATGGTATTGAATCCCATTCCAAAAATACTCGACAGGGTTATGGAAGAAATACAAAGTACTCTGCAACCAGCAGAAACAACGCACGAAAACCTCGTAGAGGGCAAGGTAAATAATCTTTCAGGGCATCTCGTTATGAGGTGCCTTTTTATTGCTTGTGTGACCTTATAGATACTTATGAGAGGCGCTCTCGTCTCTCGCAGGAAGTTTGAATTGAACCATAAAAAAACATGGAAATCTAAAAATGTCTTACCTAAATCACAACATTCCAACAATTACTTGTTATATTCGTAATGAGTTTCTTTATAATCATAAAAAAGGGCATGGAGATGTAACTTTGTGTGACATACACTCTGTAGCATCCTTAGAGAAGCATGTACCCCTCTTTGAGGCATTTTTAGAAAATGGAGTAAATTGGACACGTAGACCAATTCATGCATTTTGTTGGAAACCAGATGCACAAGTTCCAAAATTAGAGGAATGTATTTGGTGGGATTGCTTCTCACCTTATATTGATGTTCAGGTACGTTCAAGAATGGCCAATTTACGTGCTGAATTAGTCAACTATCGTGGAGAAAAAAATGAAGGAACTTACATGTTTACTCTTGATTGGTCATGGGAATCAAAATCAACTTTAAATACTAATTTTAGTGAGACACCAGAGCATAAATGTGCTCATTTTTTCAAGATGGATAATGGAAACTTCTATGCATATCCAAATAATAAAATTTTATGGTATGATGATGCATGGACAAAGAATAGAATTACTCAAAATCCAGGGTATGAAATCGATATGACTGAATATTCTGTTGAAAATCTTCGTAAAATTGAAACATCAGATGATTTTATGTACGAAGTAACAGAAATTAGGGATAGCAACCCCGTAAAAAGTTCTGATTTAACCAATCAGGAGCAAAAAAATGGGACAACCCTCGGATAGAGACAAGGATTACATGAAAGAAGTGTGGGGAACTACAAAATTAATCACAGATTACACGGTAAAACCACCAAAAATGCTTCGTGAGATTGCAAATGACGATTTAACACCAAAAAAACATGATTTTGTGACTCAAAACGAACTTCATGAGAAAATTCGTAACGATGATGACTATGATGATTGGGAATATGGGGCAGAACCATTATATGAGTTAAAAAACTATAATAAATAAGATAGATTTAGAGCATTAAATGCCTTTAGAAAGGATAAGTCAAGGT